ATTAAAGAATCTAATGCAGCTTTGGTTAGGTTGTCTATGTCAGGTTTGGATTGGTGGAATCTGCCGTGATGTAATTTCTTTTTTTTCTTTGACCAAGAAGGTGGTACTGGAATAAAAAAAGTTATGGAAGCTCCTATTGGGGGAAGGATAAATTGTTTGGCTTTGGCTTCGGCTAAAAGGTCAACTTTGTACTTGTTGTATTTTTCTAATCGGAGTAGTCTGCTTAAACCGGAAGGGCGTAGTTTTTCTCTTGGGATTCTAAAGAATATGGAATCACCTTGAGTTGCCCTAACGTGGGTTTGAGGGGTTATGTTAAGTATTACTTTCTTTTGCATTAGTTCTATCTTTTACAGCTTTTAACAGAATAAATTCTACTGTCTTTGTTACCGACCATTTTTTTCTTTCAGCCAATTTTACAAGTTTCTCGTGAACTTCTGGGGTTAAATAAATTGTTGTACGCTTCATAGTGAATCATTTTGATGCAAGATACATCATGTTATAACATTTTCCAAATAATTAGTGTAACGTTACGCTTTACAAAGTTTTCTATTAGGAAACAAAAAACCTCCTTTTTAGGGGAGGCTTCGCATAAGAAATTGAACACTTTTATCTGATATTCTTTATGTAATTGGCTAATTGTTCGTCCTTTCTTAAAACATTATCTCTCAAATCCAAAACCCTTTTACCGTATAATGGATTCTTCCTCATGTCAATACCTTCTTTTGGTAATGGAACTCCGTATATGCTTTGCATTGCAAAACCGTGATATCCCTTTTCTGTATTAGGTGTAATTTTTCCCAACCCGTTGTACGTTTGCATTCTTAATGCTGGGTCTTTTATTCCTAGTTTATCAGCATATTTCATCTTGGACATATAAGCTCTCGCAAACATATCGTATTCGTCACTAACGCCTTCTTCCTCTGTTTCCATTTTTGTTGGGATGTCGTTTATTATCTCATTATCTGACATTTTTATTTGTCCTAATCCTTCTCCTTTTCTATTTAACCCTGTTTCCTGAAGTGATACTGATAATAAATCGTATGGGTCTAAATTGTATCTTTTAGCTGCTTTTACTATTCCGTATATATCTTTTGAAGGATACTTTCCGCTTACTAAATCCCTGTTTGGGTTTATTGCTTTACCTGTTGTGGCGTTTACTTTTCTATTATCTTTTAATTCGTAATCTCTTGGCATTACAAGTCCTTTCTTTGCAACCGGTGCTGTAGGTGTAACGCTAAATACTTTTTTAAGAAAATCCATTATTGGATTGCCTTCGTTTTCGCTATGAATTGTTTCTGATATTGCGTCTAACTCTGCCATTAAGATTTTTTATGTCTATTTGCAAACATTCTTGCTTGTGCAATTGAACTAAATCCCCACGCTTTTAATGCTAATGCTTTCCTTGTAGGTTCACCATTTGGTTTTTTCATTGCGCCTTTCATTCCGGCAAATCTTGCAGCAAAAGAAACCCTGCGTGGATTGACACCTGACTTTACTGGGGCTTTTAGGTTACCTCCGGTTTCGGCATTATATGATGCTCTGCCTTTTTCGTTCAGTCCTCCTTTCGGATTTTTGCCTTCTGCCCTTGTCCAAGCTGGTGTCTTACGCATTACTTTTTTTCTTTTGCTTTAATCTTTTTTTCTTGCTCAAGCATTTCTTTTGTTGGCTTTTTACCTGAACCTGATTTAGCTCTGATATTATTCCAAAGGCTATTCGCAACTCCTAGTTTGTTTAATTTCCCTTTCATACCACTAAATTAAGGATTTCCTAATATATTTGGTTCATTTTTTGTATCAATTATATCAATAAGTGGCTTTCCACCGGTGTCTATTATTTCAACTTTTTCACCCGAAAGCATAGCATCTATCGTTTCCTCTATGATTTCTCGCTGTTCCGGGCTTAATAGGGCGACTTTCTCGTTGATGGCGGGTACTGCAAAGACATCGCTTAAAATCTCCTTCTTTATGCCATCTCTGACCGATTGTGTTATATGCGGATGGGTTATGGTATCCTTGAATATCCAATTAATTTTATTTACATGGCTTAAGAATAACCTTGCACCACTTGATTCAGGGTATTGTCTAATAAAGTCATCGTAATGTTCTTTTGCCATTTTTAGATGCTGAATAGCACTTACTATATTTGCTCCGTTCATTTATTAAAGTTTAAATGCTTGTATTCTAGTTCTTGTAAAAATGTTCTTGCTTTGAGAACTTTTGCCTTTGCCTTCTCAATCAATTCTTCGTTTCTGTAAACTGGGAATAAAAGCACTCTTTCTTCTAATGGAGCATTGGAGAATATCATGTTCTTTTCTTTCTCATTCCATTCTTTTATAAATTCAGGTGACTCTTCACTAATAACATCCATCTTTCTTAATAAAGAAAACTTTGCAGAATTTCTAATATGCTCTGGGGTGTCAATCAAGCAATAAGCAACGCAAGCTTTTTCTAATCCTAATAAATCCATATATCCGTTTACTTGTGCCTCGTATGTTGAATCTAATTTATCAGGTATGTTTGAAAGGAATGTAATCCAATCCCAACTTGACTTTGTATCATATACTATTTCGTCAATAACATCAGGAGTACCTATAAAAAAATCATTACTAAATACTTCAGTATTTTTACTTAACGGTCTTTTTATTGTAAGTGATAACATATCTATTGCTTCCGGTTCTACTGTATTGCCTTTGTCTGTGTATTTGTTATCAATCTCTTTTTTAAACCCGTATTTTTTATTAGCATACACTTCTATCAAATGCGTCTTTGCTGTTTTAGAAAGTTCGCCAGATTCTTTATCTGCCTTTGATATAGGTTCGGTTAATAATTTACCAATGCTACTGCAATGGATAAGTGTGTTAAAGAATTCCATTATTTTATGCTTTTTAATTTTTTGTTATAATGTTCTAGTAATTCCGGATTGCTTTTTGACATCAGCTCCCAAGACTTTAGCTCTGCTCTTGTTTTACAAGCATCTATAAATTCTTTAGTTTTTTCAGTTAATGTTTTCTTTGATTGGGTTGGAATAGTTTCTACTTCAATTTGGTCTTCATAGAAATAACCTAAATCTTTTAGTTTTGCTACATTTTCTTTATGATATTCTTCCACTAATAATTTAGCGGTTTCTAGTGCTTCTTTAGCATCTTCTCCGGCGTTAATAGCCACTTCTACGCCAATCTTTTCTGAAGCGTAATTTCCTAAATTAAATGTTCTTTGATAATTGATTACTTGGATGTGCATAGCAGTTGTGTGTTTTAAAAAATTGGTAGCAATCTCATCATTAATTGTCTTTCTTTTTTATGAAAGAGCTTAAGTGTAGAAATTGCGTACCAATAGGGGATTTTGATTTTTAGTTGAAGCCTATCTAACTCTTATTACTTGTGTTGTGTTTTCAATGACCTTTATCTTAAAGATTTTGTCTTTGTGGTCTTCTTTTCTTTTTAGATTTGAAATCATTACAGCAATAGATGTATATGGGTTAGTAAATTCAATAATCTCATTCACTTCTAGCGTAGAAACCTTACTAGAAACTGAATCTGGGTTAATGTGTCTTGCCATTTTTGATAATTTTTAACAAAGTTAAGTTAATTATTTTAAATTAAAAAACTATTTTTAAATTAATTTTGTTGCCTAATAGGGAAACTTTTGTTACCAAAACGGGAACTTTGTTTCTTATCTGCATGAATATTCTGAAAAATTCATGCAATAGTTAATAAATTGGCAATATATGTCCGAAATAGTGTCACTAATTTATATAAATATGTGACATAGTAAGGGGTAATTCGGTTATATCTTGTAACATATAAAAGGTAAAAATGTTACAAAATAGGTGCAAATGAATATAAATGGGCGCAAAGTAGTAATAATACTACCCTATTATCAAAAAATGTAAACTATGCAAGTTTTGATATTACTCAATCGACTGAGTAATTTTACTCAATGAGCCGTAAATGATTGATAAACGGCTTAATAATGATTGATAAAGTGTCTTATAAAGCACAAAAGCATATCAGAATGTGCATTTTATGACGCATTATGCACTCATTAGTGTCAAATAATGCACTTTATGGTGGGTATTCCCGAAATTGATATATAATTATCTATCGCAAATCCGCCAAACCCTTATAAACATTCGCTTTAGCGAAAAGAAATCCCAGAACACTTGGAAGGGGAGGGGGTAACGCCTAGAATCAGGGGGCGGTCGAGCGAAAGGGGAAGTCAAGCAATTCAAGGTACGGGGGGTTCGGTTTTGGTTTTCGGATTCGGTTTATAGTGTAGTATAATTAATATGTTTCCGACCTGCATACAAAGTAATATGGTATTGGGTTTGCTATGTGTTAGCGGATTGATGAAGGGGTGATATGTTACACGCAATTATTGAGCGGGAAACTTGCTATAATGTAGTGTTAAAATTTTAACAAAGCTTTAACTTTTGTGTTGATTGTGGTATGGATTAGGGGGTGTATATTAAATTAATAATGTAGCTACATTTCTTGGTTTTAATTTAATTATTGTGTATATTTGTAGCTACAAAAAATAAATATGGCAAAAAGCAAACCAATTGGAGTTAGATTTGATGAAGATGTAGTAAAAATAATACAAGAAAAATATCCTCAATTTGAAACTCATCAATCAATTTTAAATTTTTTAATGGATATTTATCCAGCTTATGAAAATATGAAAGCCTTAACAAGGCATGAGTTGATAACAGAAACGAAAAGAGGCGCACCATTTAAAAATATGCCTCCTTATGACAGAAACAGCCCAAAATCAGAGGTTAGTTCCAAATTGGAACAAATACCAGTTGAAAACCATAAAACGCCGCCAAAGGGCTTAAAAGGGATAGATTTAATTATTTGGAAATCGGAAAATTTGTAATGTAAAATATATAAAAAAATACTACTTTTACAAAGTTCTGTGTTTTTTTGATTGATTTTTTAGTTGAAGCCCTCCTTTCTAGGAGGGTTTTTTATTTGTTTTGGTTGTGAAAATTAGCCATCATTTTTGCTATTTTGCCATCTATCTCATCGGTTTGGTTTTCCATCAAAATAATAAAGGTCTAAATCATTTTGACAATCATATAGGTAGTTAGCGTGTAGTTCATCTGCTATGTATAATCCAACATCTTCTACTGCTTTACATATTTCACAAGGACAAGTAGATGCGGTTCTATAAACCTTTTTCCCTATCCTTTCTTTGTACCATTCTAAATCATGCTTATCCATAGGTTATTTGTTTTGGTTATAATATTCAATTAATATTTGTGGTATTTTTCTTTTCTCTTCTTCTGCAACATTTGGATATATCCTTATAAATTTTTCTATTATTTCATCAAAACAATTCATATCTATAAGGTCAATAACACTATTGTCAAAATTAGTATGGCAACTATTACCCCAAAAACAAAGCTCAACCCAATTGTCCGGATGCGTGGCTACTGATAGAAATAATCTTTTTGGCAATATATGCGCTATGCTATAATGAAACTTTTCATCATCTTTTTTTGATGAAGGGTTATTACAATTAGAACATACACCTTTCATTTCTTTTCTTCTTTCTTTAAACCAATCCCATAATTGCTCTTTATCTTCTTTTATATTTTCGTGCCTATGTTTTATAATCCTATTAGCCGTATCCTCAAGCGTTGCGTGTTTTTTACATCTGCTCTTGCTAAAATTATAATCATAACAACCGCATTTAAGTTGTTTCTTCTTAACTATTATTGTGCTATATGCCATTTTGTTTGTTATTTGCTATATCGTTTAGTAATCTTGTTAATGGAATTAAAAATCCTTTGGAAGTGTTATTATCTCCGCCATTCTTAAGGAATATGCTTTGTTTAAAATAAACCCTGCAAACATCCTTTAAGGCTTTAGTTGGAAATATTAATGACGAATCAAGTTCGCTCATTCTGTAAATCCAATAGTCTGCGGTAGTGGTTGCTAGTCCACTAGGTTTATCTCTTGACTCGTATTCAATAAATAAATTTCCTGTCTTATGTATCATTCTATCATTTTTTACTTCTATAAGTTTACCATTAGAAAACAATTCATTTACCCAATCTTCAGCTTTTTCTCCAAAGTTTAAATCATGTGTAAAACTAGATGAGTATTTCATAAGTTATGTGTTATATGCAAAAGTAATTAATATAATTAAATAAATAAAAAATATTTTTCAAAAAATAAATTTTGCAATTAAAAATAAAGTTCATTACTTTGCCTTTCAATCAAAATTTTTTATGAAAAACTCAAATGTCAAAGACGAGATTCTTCTCTATCTCGAACAGGAAGAACGACCATTAGCTTGGCTTTCAAGAAAAACAGAAATACCATATCCAACACTTTATTCAATTTTTATACAAAGGATAATGAACCTTTCTGATAAAAATTTAGCTACAATTAACAAAGTATTAGACACTGATTTTATTAACGATTAATTACAAAAAGATGGCTAAAAGATTTACTGACACTGAAAAGTGGAAGAAGCCCTTTATAAGGGGCTTACAAGGTGCTTATAAGCTCCTTTGGTTATATATCTGTGATGACTGTGACCATGCAGGTATTTGGCAAGTTGATATGGAAGTTGCTGCAATAAGAATTGGTGAAAAAATAGATATAAAAGAAGCAATTAATAGCTTTGGCGATAAGATTGTAATTTTTGACAAAGGAAATAAATGGTTTATACCATCATTTATAGAATTTCAATATCCTTCTGGCTTAAATCCTGAAAATAGAGCGCACAATAGTACAATCATATTGCTTGAAAAATATAAACTTCTAGATAAGAATAATAAGCCCCTTAAAAGCCCCTTGAAAGGTGCTATGGATATGGATATGGTTATGGTTAAGGATAAGGATATGGTAAAAGAGTCGGGAATTCATTTTTTATGGGAGAAAGAAGATATTTCTGAATTATGGAAACAATGGAAAGATTATAAGTTTAAGCAGTTCAGGTTTAAATATAAAACTTTACAAAGTGAACAAGCATCTTTTGATAGTTTAATGAAATTATCAGACAAAAAATTAGAAATTGCTGATGAAATAGTTAAACAATCTATGGCAAATGGCTGGAAAGGATTCTTTGAGCTTAAAATAAGCCAAAATAAGCCATCTTCTTTCAAGATTGGCAATAAGTATCAGAACGAATTAGAAACCGCTAGAAACGCCTTTAAACCAATATAAACGATGATTACCATTTTTAAGAACATTTTTTCCAAAGAGCCAAATTACATTTCAGTTGAAGCTGCGCTAAATAGGATACAGCAAGGTAAAAGTAAAACAACAGTAGAGGAAATTAGAAAAACGATTGATAAAGAGAAGGCAAATAAGATAAAATTAAACCTTCCGTCTATTTGCTTTAGTGGAAAATTTGGAGCAGATAGAACTGATGCCCAATTAATTCAACATAGTGGTTTTGTTGTGCTTGATTTTGACAATATCTTTGAATTAAGGGAAAAGCAAACTGAAATAATATCAAATCCGTTTGTTTATGCTTGTTGGATTAGTCCTTCTGGAAATGGATTAAAGGCATTGGTAAAAATAGCCAATGGAGCAAAGCATAGAGAACACTTTCAAGCTTTACAAGAAGTTTTTCCCGAAATTGACCGAAGTGGGATTAATGTAAGTCGGGTTTGTTACGAGAGTTATGATACCGAAATTTACATAAACGAAAATGCTGAAGTATTTAAAAAAATTAAGAAAACAGAGAAGGTTGTCGTTTATGAAAAGAATGATGATGACGAAAAGATTTTTAAAAATATCGTTACTTGGCTTTCAAATAAAAATGAGGCTTTTGTAACCGGAGAAAGAAATAATTTCATTTTTAAACTAGCATCCGCTTGTTGCCGATTTGGTATTAATGAAATGACCGCTAATTCAATGATTCATAGCGAGTTTTTAACTAATTCAGAGTTTACAAAAAACGAAGCTAATAGGGCAATCCGTTCAGCATACAAAGCTAATTCGGGTAATTTTGGTAGCGCATCTTTTGACAAAGAAATCTTGGTAGATAAAGTTTCAAGAAGGGAAGTTGAAGTTGAAAAAGCGGTATTTGATGAAGGGTTAAAGTTGAAGGATGTTATTTACGGAATTGATGTAAAAGAGCAGGCGTTAAAAATTTATGATGAAGGGTATGCTAGGGTTGATGGTATCGGAGTTCCCGAATTGGATGAAAGATTTAAACCAAAGAGAGGGGAAATTACCGTACTTACAGGAATAGGTAACTATGGTAAATCTTCATTTAAAAAGTGGTATCAAGCTATGAGGATAATGCTCTACGGAGAGAAGTTTGCTACATTTTCGCCAGAGGATAATCCACCTGAAGAATACTACCACGATTTTGTTGAGATAATATTAGGATGTGATTGCAGTCCTGCAAATCCACATAGACCAAGTAAGCAGGTTTACGAATATGTTTACGATTTAGTTTGCCATCATGTGTTTTATGTTTATCCAAAAGATGTATCACCTACGCCTCAATACATAATGGAAGTGTTTTTAGAATTGATTGTTAAGGAGAATGTTGACGGGGTTGATATTGACCCGTTTAACCAATTGACAAACGAATATCAAAAGTTTCAAAGAAGTGATAAGTATTTGGAGTGGGTATTGTCAGTGTTTTCAAGATTTTCTCAAATAAACAATATTTTCTTTTGGATAATTGCGCATCCAACAAAAATGCAAAAAGCAGCCGATGGTAACTATCCATGTCCTGATGTATTTGATTTAACCGATGGAGCTATGTGGAATAATAAGATGGATAATATCCTTGTGTATCATAGACCATTTGCGCAAACAGACCCGCAAAACCCATCATGTGAATTTCATAGTAAAAAAATAAGAAGGCAAAAGATTGTTGGTAAAAAAGGCTTTATTTTGTTCCAAATGTTTTTCCAAACTAGAAGGTTTTTATTTAATGGATTGGATTCATTGCAGAAGATTATAAACGATAAAAATATAATTTTAAGACCAGATGTGGCAGTTCAAAAGACATTTGATAATTGGGTACCTTATAAAGATGACAACGGAGAAGAAGTAAATTTTTAATATAAAAAACAAAAAAAATGATACGCATTAGTGTAATCGGAAGATTGGGACAAGACGCAGTCGTAAACAATGTCAATGGTAAAAATGTAATTAATTTCTCTGTAGCCTACAGCGAAAAGTTTAAAAACCAACAAGGAGAAGATACCGAAAGAACAACTTGGGTTTCTTGCGCTTATTGGACAGATAAGCTTAATGTTGCTAACTATTTAAAGAAGGGTACATTAGTTTACACAGAAGGCAAACCTGAAGCAAAGTCTTATCAAAACAATAAGACAAACGAAACTGTTCCTCAATTACATTGTAGAGTATCAACAATACAATTATTGTCAAGTAGTAATAAAGAAGAAAACAATTTTTAATGTATATTCACGAATTAAACAACCCAATAGATGTCGAAACTCCACTTGGATACGGAAAAGCAATTGCATGGATTGACTACGGAAGTGACACAAACACTGTTTGGAAAGTCATATTATACCACAACAGCATGGTGCGGAACTTTTACGATGACGACATTCTTGTTTACCCCAATAAAATGGACGGTGGGGAATTAGATAAAGATTATTTCAAAAACAAAAAATAATGGCAAAACTAACCAATTCATCCAAAGTTACATTTGGAACAAAAAAATCAGGGAGAGCAAAAAAATCTTACAATAAAAGTAATCCAAGACCAAAGGCTTACCGAGGTCAAGGGCGTTAATTAATTAAAAAACACAAAAATTAAATTAAAAATGAAATTTAAACCATTAAACAAAAGGGTATTAGTAAAGCTTGACGAAGCAAAAATGCAAACAGATGCGGGAATCTATCTTCCGCAAACAGCTCAAAATGATTTTTCAACAGGTAAGGTGATTGCTGTTGGAACCGAAGCTGCGCTTGTTAAAGAGGGTGATAGAATAATGTTTGCCCATAGCGTAGGGGTAGATATTGAAGTCGATGGAGAAAAGTTAAGGTTAATCCCAGACGAAAGTTATATCGACGCTGTGATTTAATTTAAAAAAATGCCTTCAAAATTTTTGGGGGCATTTTAATTTTTAATAAATAAAAAAGTCTAATTTTATGCTATATATGCAAGCACAACCGGTAAATCATATTTTTTTAAGCTTAACAAAACCTATTCAAGATACAATCAAGGTAGGTGATTTAGAGTTATATCTTGACGGGTCGTACAGACCTGAATGGAACGCTACAGTAGTAGGTGAAATTTATGCATTGCCAAAAAATCCAAAAGGAGATAATTCTAAAGTTGTTTCCAAACTTAAAAATGGAGATAAGGTTTTATTTGATTACTCCGTAGTTGCGGAAAGAAAATTTGAATCAGACGGCGGAAGTTTTACGGAAATAACAAAAGATAGCCCTTATTACCAAAAATTTACAAATGGGAAGGGAGAGAGATTGCTTATTGTAGCTATGCCGGGTAAGATAACCCATATTTGGGTAGGAACACTACATGATAAAAGAGGTAATTTTGTTGACGGATGTCAAGGGTCTGAACATGATTTAAGTAGATGGAAGTCTCAATTTAGTTTTGGAGAAACGCAAAAGTTTTTATTTAAAAACTTAATTGACATAAACGACAAAGATGTTTGGAAAGCTGATTACAGAGATATATATGCCAAAATAGTTAAGGATGAACTTATAGCAGTTGGGGATAGAGTTATTTTAGAACCAATTGATGAAAACATACCAAAAGATGTAATTAAACAAATGGGTATTGTTGATACTATTGATGCAAAAGTTAGACTTGGAGATAGAGCAAAAGTACTATCAGCTCCCGAAGATTCTGGCTTGGAAAAAGGAGATGTTGTTGGTTTTGAACCGCAGTACCTTGAGAAATATGAATATGGAGATAAATCTTATTATTTAATAAAATCCTATAGAGCATTAGGAATTTGGGAGGAAAATTAATATGGCATACAACTTAAACGAAATATACAACTTCATGGTCTTTATTGTACGTAAAGAACGGGGTGTATTTGTTACAATACCAGAATTTGAGTCAACACTTGATAATGCACAAATAGAAGCTGTATCAGGTTGGTTTGAGCAGTATGGCGCAACACAAAAAATTCATGACGCAATTAGAAAGCTTCGTTCACAAGTTCAATTTACTTCTGCATCAGACGGACAGGTTGATTTTGCTTCTGATTATTTACATATGATTGGGGGCGCATATACCGTTACAGGTAGTAGTGTAAATCCAGTAAGATTTGTAAACGAAGACGAAATAGCATTAGCTTTAAAAAGTCAATTAAGACCTGTAAGCACATCGTTGCCAATAGCAAAGGATACAGCAACCGGATTCCAAATATATCCGCAAGTTATTCAAACCGGTTTTTATAATTACTTGAGAAGACCTTTAAAACCTGTTTATGGATATACTCAAGCCCCCGGTTCTAGAACATTAACATATGACAACGCCACAAGCACGCAGTTAGAATTTACGGATGTTTATATTAATAATATTATTTCAATAGCATTAAAGTTTTGGGGCATTAATATGGCTGAACAAGATATTCAGGCATTTGCACAAAATCAAACGCAAGAAACTAAATAAAAATGGCTAATAGCACTAAATACCTTTTGGCTGAACAAGTACAAACTAGATTAGCCGGCGGATACAGGGACGCAAGTCAACCTGTACAAAATGTAGATATAGTTAAAGCAATAGAGCAAATTATCAACTCTATGTTTCAAATGCAGTATTACAATGCTACATTGCCGACAGGAGAAACTATTCCAGATAATTTAATGATAGCTTTTTATGAAAATATACCTGTAACAACTCTTGGCGATAAATCGCAAGCCGAACTGCCAATTATCCCGATTTCTTTACCAAGAAATATGGGTGTTTATAGAGTTACAGACAATAAAGATAATGATTTCATTCCTGTTCCATTAGGACAAGGTGCATTATTGAGGGCTGATAAATTATTAAACGATTTGCTTGGTAATGTTTGGTTTGAAATAAGAAAAAATGTTGTTATTTTTTCAAAAGATATATTATTGCTTGGCATTGATACGGTGAATATGTATTTGATTGTAATGGATATATCATTGTATTCAAACACTGACCCATTACCAATACCTGCAAGTATGGAAGAGGAAATTGTAGAGAAAGCGTTTGCTAAATTTGCTACAGTCATTCCTGAAACGGGCATAGTTAACAATTATAGTTCAGCAACACAAAAAATTAATTAGAAATGACTACAGCAAGTTTAGATTATATAGTTAAAAATTTCCTTTTAAAAAAAGGATACCCATTGCATTGGTATATGCAATTTATGGTTTACGCATCAGATTGTCTTCGTGATATAACATTTGACGACTTGCGTGTTATAAATACAAAAATACTTCCGGTAAATCAGGCTATTAATACAGCAGAATTACCTGAAGATTATCAGGATTATGTTAATGTTAGCGTTATGGTTGGGCAAAGAATACGACCATTAGTGCCTACTTTAACATTAAACCCGTTAACAAGTTTAGATACAAATAGTAACTTTAACCCACAGGATTGGACAGATAATTTAACGCCTCCGGATTCAAACAACGGACAAGCTCAACTATATTATGGCGCATTGCCTTATGCTCAATGGTTTACAGTTCACTATAATGATTTTGGTGAAAATATTGGTAGGTTTTTTGGTTTAGGTGCAGGGTATCAAGAAGATACTTTTCAAGTTTTTAAAGAAAGAAATCAAATCCAAATAGACCAAAAATTATATGTTGAAAATGTAGTATTACAATATATTTCAGATGGTCAGTCAGCAGATGCTGCAACATTAGTAGACCCTTATGCAATAAAAACAATTCAAGCATATATTGACTCTCAATTGAAAGCTCATAATAGAAATTATAATATGGGTGAAAAGCAATTATCGCAAAATGAATACATTCGTGAAAGAAAGATATTGAGAGCAAGAAAAGCTGATTGGAGTGTTGAAAAAATTAAGAGGATTGTACAAAAGAATACAATCGCAGCGCCTAAATCATAATAGAAATGTTAAGAGATAAAAAATTATTTACTGGCGGAACGAATCAAGATGACTCGTTGCATTTATTGGACGATGCTCAATACTTGAGGTTAATGAACGGGCGTGTTGGAGTTACACAGTATGGTAAAAATTATCGTGTAGAAGGTGTACCCGGAACTACCTCTATAACGCAATCAGTATATCCTCCTTATGGAACAAATATATGTATAGGAAGCTGTGTAGACATCGAAGGTCAAAGATTAATTTGGTTTGTATATAATACATTTGATGACCATGGAATTTATGCATTTGATTTTGCAACATCTACAACATATGCTGTATTGTATGATAGTCAGGTTGAAGGTGGGTTGAATTTTAATAAAAATCATAGGATTGATAAAAATTGCAAGGTTAATCAAGGTTTACTTTATTGGACAGATAATTACAATGAACCTAAAAAGATTAACATTGATAGTGGTATAAAATTAAATTACCCAGCATATGTTACAGATGCTAGAGCTTATACAAGCTTAACTGACTCTTATGAGATTATGTTAATAAGAAGACCTCCTGTGTACGCTCCTTCAATAGTAAAGCAATACGACAACCAATTTATAAATAATTTTATAGCAAATCGTTCTTGGTTATTTGCGTGGCAATATGTTTATTTTGATGGAGAAGAAAGTGTTCTTGGTGAATATTCGGTTGCTTCTATGTTAAATTTAGTAGAGTTAGGTGTGCCAGAGTTATATAATCATATATATTGTACTTTAAATCTATTAGAAAAAATACCACAAACTGCAAGAATAATAAGACTTGTTGCTAAAGATGAACTTACCAATTCGGCAAATGTAATTAAGACATTTGATAAATTAATAGACGAACAACCATTCATAGCTCATAATAGCGGAGCAACACAGCTTTCTTTTGATTATTACGGCGATGTGACAGGAGCTACTATTCCTAGTTCAATTGCTTCAAAGCCATTTGATAGCGTTCCCTTACTTTCAACTACAATGGAAAGCGCAACAAATAGAATGTTTTTGGCTAATAACCTATCCGGTTATGACACCCCAACTACAACTTCGTTAGCTGTAACTCAAACAACGGCAATAGCCGGTGCTAATAAAAGATTTTTTAAAAGCGAATCTTCTTATCAATTGGGCGTTGCTTTTTATGATAAAGCGAGAAGAAAGTGCGGTGTTGTAACAAAAAATGATAACATTACGACTACTCCAGAAAAAGTGTTTACTCCAAATAGTAATTTTAATGTAATCCCTATAATAGCAAATTACGACTTTGCTGTTGATAATAATTTTGAATTTGATGTTGTGCAATTGGGTAATTTTACCGCAAGCGGAGGCGCACCCGGAAATGGAACTGCATTTACAGCTACATCCTCTTTTACTGCTGATATGTCTGTAAATATAATTGGTAATGTAACAGCATTGACGCCGGGGTTTGATGTATTTAGAATAAGAATAATTAAAAATTATGGTTTACCGGCTATTGCAGAGCAATTTTTTGATACAGCATCAATGGGGTTGCCATATTATTTTAATTCTACCTTGACTTTAAACAATTATGCTATAACAATTGGTGATGTATTTCAAGTTCAATTTATAAGTGCGGGTATTTGCGAATTGGAATGTTATGGTGGCTCCCCTTTTACAATAGCATCAGCTAGTACCGCATCAAGCAATGTGTTAACACTTAATTGGGCATTAAATAATAACAATAGGTTAAATGAAATACCTAGTTGGGCTTATTATTATTCTATTTTAAGAACAGGAAATTTAAAAACAAGATATTTTATAGATTCTTATAGTAGTACTAACAAGTACGCATCTAAAAATGTAACCGTTACATCTCCTAATTTTGCTACTTATACTTATTCTCCTACTTGGAATGCCGTTACCACTAACGCAATTGCAATAGATACAACTATATTATTACAATCAGGGTTGGGGTACAATTATACAGAAGGGGATATATGCGTGCTTATTGATAGTAACGATACTAGATACGAAATACCGGTTATAGGTCAAGATGGAGCTTATATTTTATTAAAATCAGAGTATTTGGTATCAGATTTAACTAATATTCCCTACATATATGAAATATATACACCATACATAAAGGGAGAGAATGAACCTTTTTACGAAGTTGGAAACATGTATCCGGTAACAAATGCGGGGACAGTTAATAGGCAGTATTCTGCATTGTCAGGTAGCTTAATAGGCGATGTTTTTGTATTTCAAAGGCAATTTAATTCTACCGTGTATTATTATGTAGAAGCAATGTCCCCAAATGACCTTTTTTATAAAAATTGGTTTACTGACCAAGGATTCCCAAATTTTGTTATTCTATTAGGTCAAAATAGAAACGAACATGAAATTAGATATTCTAATGTGTTTGCAGCAGGAACTCAAAGTAATGGATTAAGCACATTTGAGGCTTTGAATTTTAAAACAGTTCCATTGGGTACAGGTAGCATACAAAAGCTACAGTTGGCGTCAAAAACGACAGAGCAGGGTGTTGTAATGCTATCTATTGGCTCTTTCCAAACCGCATCATGCTACTTGGGTGAAGTTCAATTGGTTGGTTCCTCTTCTAATTCATCTTTAGTTCAAGATACTGCTGTAATAGGTACGGTTAATGTATTAAAAGGAATGTTTGGAACTACCGCTCCAGAAACGGTAGTTGAATATTTGGGTGTAATATTTTGGTATGATTTAAATAATGGAACTATTGTTCAGTATAGCTCAAATGGATTATTTCCAGTAAGCTCTTATAAGCAAGAAAAATTGTTTAAGAATTATGCAAAAGGGTATTTAGCAGCAAGTGAGGGTAATTTAGATAATATCAATGGATTTCATCATATACCAACATATGTAGACCCCTATCATAAGGAGCTTGGTGTGACATTGCCCGGTTTAATTTATGAAAATTATGCTGATACATTGCCTAGTTACTCTTCGGTTCCATCTTACGCATCTTCTATTATAAATAGATTTGATATGTCTGATGGATTAGCTAAAACCGTAACTTTCAATATTCAAGAAAATAAATGGGTAAGTGATTATCAATTTATTGCAGAGCAATATGATTATTTTGACAATAGAATGTTTGGTTGGAAAAATGGCGCTTTATATGAATTTAATTCAAATAGTTCTTTGTGGAACACTTGGTTTGGACAGCAATACCCTGTAAGGATATGTTGGGTTTTAAACAAACCATTGAGTGGATTGAAGGATATGGCTGAAATTGTAATAGAAGGCAGTCAAGCGCCTAATTTTACGGTTATTTACACAACATTGCCAAATACTCAAATTACTGATTTGACAAGTTCTGATTTTACAAATCAAGAAGGGATTTTATATGCTAGAATATTAAGGGACAGGTTATCGCCAAATACAGCAGGAACGGCTGACCAAAAGCTTAATACTGGGGATGTTGTGCTTTCTCAAATCCCTCAAATTATGACCGAATTTCAATCTTACGAATCAATAATTTATGTTAATTTTGTTGATGTAGGGTTTAATTTATCAAGAGGGCAAAATTTTATTCTAGGAAATCAATAAATTGTTTAATTTTAAATAAAAAATTATGTCATTCATAGGAGCAGGAGCAATACTAGGTGGCGTTGGAGCATTAGGTAAATCAATATATGGTATTACCCAAATGAGCAAGGCTAATAAAATCAACCCGGAGTGGGCTAAATATGAAAAAAATCCATTAGCAGAGCAAAATTTAGGAGCAGTAAGAAATTTGTTTTATGGTAGAAATCGCGCGTTTACACAAGCGCAAGCTAACATTGGGCAAGCTCAAGCAAACCAAATAGCTAACGCTCAACGAAATGCAACCGATTCTGCTACCTTGTTAGCTACAGGAGCGGGCGCAGCTGGGCAAGCTGAACTTGCTTTTTCTAATTTAGCTGGTCAAGAACAACAACAACAAGCAGGCGTTTTGGATAATTTAAGTAGAGCTTACGCAATGTCTATTAACGAGGGGGATAAAGTGCAGGCAAATAAATTAATGAAATATCAACTTGACGCTCAAGCTCAATCGGCATTAAGAGAATCCGGCATGGGTAATATATTTGGCGGCGTTAGTGATATTGCTGGCGGGTTAATGCAGTATGGCAATTATAAGAATATAGCAGACGCTTTAAAAAAATAAATATGGCAGAGAATTTAGGTAGTTACGCAGTAAATCTTCCAAAAATATTTCAATCGCCGGGAGAAGCTTTGCAGTCCGCAACAGGAACGGCAGAAAGATTATTGCAAATGAAACAAGCCGAAGATGCTAGAAGTCAAGCGGCGGCAGAAAGGAAAGTCAAAGAACTAGAGGGTGATAGATTAAGGGGTATGGCGATAATTGAGTCTGGGGTTAAATTAGATAAATTACCTCCTGATGAACAAGCTTATCTTGTAGGGCAAGAGGCTGTGTCTAAATTAAAATCTAATTTAATGACACAATTAAATAATAAAACAATTGACCCTATTGCATTGCAAATTCAAGTAGATAATGGAATGAAGGGCATTACAAATGCATCAAATACATTTATTTTAGAGCATAATCAAGCTGATGAAATTGCAAATCAAATTGCAAGAGATAATCCTTCAGTAGATATAGCATCACTTAAAAAAGATTTAAGAGATGATGTTAGAAATAGAAGAATTGCACAAGGGCAGTTTGTTGACCCTACTCAAGTGCAACCATCTTCTCTTATATCTCAAGTAACAAATCCGGAAAATTTATCAAAATACATTACAGAATATAACGCCTTGGATAAGGTCATGAGTAGTAAGCAATCTAGTACGCCTATTAGGGCTAAACTTGGTACACCTCAATCATATACTACTTATGGAGGACAAGTTGGATTTTGGGCTAAACCAACATTCCAAACAGACCCTAGGGGATTTATAACGGGCGGAAAAAGCCCATCTATGACGGATACTGGAACAGAAATAGCAAATGAGCCTCTACCTGCGAATTCATTGAGAGGGGTTGATAAACCATTAGATATGGTTCCCGAAGGAGTATATCAAAAATTTACAACTGATGGCGGTAATCAAGCTAAATCTGAAATTTCCGCATTGGCGCAAAAGCAATTCCCAACTTATAAAAATTTTACTCCACAAGAGAAAGAATTTGCTAATAGAAATGCTTTATATAATTATTTGAAAAATAAAGATAGAGATGGCTTTGCAGGAATAGGCGAAGTTGGATATAATCCTCCTCCATCATATGCTGGTCAAAAACCAACAGAAGGAGAGAGGAAGGCAGCTAAAATTGGGGAATATTTAGATACATTTACAAATGCTATTAAATCTAGTGATGTAGATAATATAAAGGCTTTAGCTGGTAAGCTTTATGGTTTAGGTGGCGGCAAATCAAAATTTTCAAAAATAGAAGTATATAAAAGACCTGATGGTACAGTTACTGGAGTGCAATTAAAATATATAGATAGCAAAGGCAAAATGGCGGGCGGCGATATTATTAAAGCAGATGACCCATATTTGAGAGATAAGCTTCAAGGTTCTTATCAGCAAATATCAGGTAGTGAAAGCGCAGCCGAAATTGAAAATTTACCGAAATCGGGGGAAAAAACAAAGCCAAAACCATCTGCGAATAATAAAATTACCGTAATTTTAAATGGTGAAGAAGGTGTTATAGATGCATCTCAATGGGAAGCTTTTAGAAAGAAATATCCAACAGCAAAAAGAAAATAAAAATGCCAGAAGAACAAAATAATCCGTTTGCAGAATTTGGTGGAAAGGTAGTAAAAAAGAAAACAAATCCATTTGCGGAATTTGGCGGCGAATTAAAAAAAAAAGACCAACCTACAAGTTTAGGATATTCGGTTACACCATTACCATCTCGCGATAAATTTGATATAGGAGAAGAAGTGTCTACTATTGGATATAAAAGTCCAATAGGTAAAGCTATTCAGAAAGATAAGATAAAGGGTAGTAATATAGCGGGAGTATATAATACATTAGTCGGAAGTTTATCGTCAATTATAGGAGGCGGTGTTTATATGGCTGATATACTTGGCGCTCAGCCTTATATGCCATTAAGCGTTAGAATTGCTAATGCAGATGCAGATAGAAAAAAAGCTGTTAGTTTTATAGAGCAAGCTAGAATAGAAAAAGGCTTTCCATTAATAACCCCCGGCGGAGTAGATTGGATTGGTTCAAGCAAAGAGTTTGAACAGCAACAAAGCGAGTTTGATGTTACTCCAAAAGAAGGTAAAGGTTTATTTAGTGGAGTAGATTTTGAAGATGTTAGAGGGTTAGCTTTTCAAGCCCCTAAAACACTAGTAGAAATGGCTGCCGGTGGCTTGTCCGGTGGTTTGACATTTGCTCAACAATCAATTAACGATAATGCAAAAGAATTAGAGGAAAGCGGGCAAGGTAAAAAATTAACTGATGTTCAAAAAGTAGGATATTTATTTGCACAAGCAGCAGCTCAAGCAGCTCTTGAAAAATTTTCTATAGATAAAATATTAAAAAATACAGGTTTAGCTAAAAGTATAGAAAAGAAAATTGCCGCAGAGGTTATTGAAGGGTTTGCTCAAAAAGGTATAAAAGCTACTGCAAAAGAGGTTCAAGATGAGATGGTTAAAAAAGCAGCTAAACTATCTACTAAATTAAAAAATGTAGGTATAAAAGGAGTAGAAAGTGCTTTTGTGGAAGGAAGTACAGAAGGTATTCAGCAAGCGGCTTCGGATGCTATAAAAGTAGCAACTAATAAAATAGCAGAAAAAGAAGTTTTTAATGAAGAAGATATAAATAAAAACTTTTGGAAAAATGTTGTCAATAATGCTATTATGGGGGCTGCAATGGGCGGGGTAATGGGAGCAGGTTTGCAAGGCTTAAATAGCACCGACAAGGCGATTAGGCGAGAGATTGCTAATGCAACAGGTGAAAAGAAGTTTTATGTTGATGATAAAGAGGTGACAGAAAAAGAGTTTAGTCAGTCTACAGGTAACAAAAAAGTTACTACTGATTTACAGAATATACAAGACCAAATCAATAAGCAAGTAGAGGAAGGTAATTTAACTCCGGAAGAAGCGGAAGCGGCAAATATTACAGCACAGCAATACGCAGAAATTGCAGGTAAAATTCCTACAACAGTATCAAAAGAAGATAAGTATAAAATTATAGGTGGTATTTCTCAAAGGAATAGCTTACAGCAAGATTTGCAAAACGCTCGTGAAGAGATGATGCAAGTTGACCCTATATTTAGAAAAGAAAAACAAGACCAAATTGATTTAATACAAGCTAAAATAGATGAAACGGGTGATTATTTAGAAGGTCTTGCAACAGGAAAGAAGCCAAGATATATTAAAAGAGATGGTAGAAAAGGAGAAGAAACTACCTATTATAAAGTTGATGAAAATGGAGATAAGACTCCAATAAGTCAAGCTCGTTATGATTTAGCTAAAGCAATTAAAAAAGAAGATAGTAGGAAGAAAGCTCCTGTTGACGAAAACAGACGCAGAAGAGTAGAGCAATATGATATATTATATGGTGTAAAATCAAACAACCCAGAATTTGATTTTCCTAATACATTTGAAGAGTTTAATAAGAAAATAGATAGCGACCCTAACTATTTATCTGATTTATACAAGAGAGCAAAAAAATACAAAGAAACAGGAGAAATTGCTGAAGATGAAATGGGTACAGAAGCATCTTTCATAGAGGCTATAAATCCGCCCGTAGAAAAAGATATTACAATAGGTGAAGTTGTAGATAAAAAAGGTACATACAAAGGACAAAAAGGAACTTTTTTACAAGAAGGCGATAATATTGTATTTGAGAATGAAGCTTCAAAAGAAAAGTATGAAGTAGGTAAGGCGGCTGAAATACAAGAGAAGCCGGCATCTGAATTTGATATTAAATATGACGAGTCTTTAGTTGCAATCGACGATAAGGGCAATATAAGTGTAAGGGAAAAGCCTTACATAAACAGATATTCAAATCCATTAAAAGCTATTAATAAAGATGAAGATGGAAATATAGTTTCCGTTAATTTGGAAACGGCTGATGGTAAAAAGAGAACATTTAAGGGAAGTATAGCTGAAGATATAGCTTATCAAATAAACTTAAAAGAGAAAAGCAAAGAAGCGCCTAAAGTTGAACCTAAAGCTGAACAGGTTGTTGAAAAGCCTGTTCAAGTAGTTAAGCCGGTTAAACCAGTTGTTAAAGAAGAAATTGAAGAAGAAGTCGAGCCGGTTGAAGTAAAGGAAAAGCCTAAAACTAAAGTTGAAGAAATTAAAACTAAAATAAAATCTAAATTAGAAAGTTTTAAAGAAAGGTTTGCTCCTGTAAAGAAAACATCTACCCAAGGCGAAAAAATTGCTGAAGCTAAAGATGTTTATAAGAAATTAAAAGAAATGGATGCTGCTACTGATGCAGAGCAAATTGGATTGAGATATTTAGCAGATGGAGGCACAGTTAGTCAGGCTGCAGTTGATGAAATTGTAGGTACTACTGCCAATGTTAGAGCTACATTAAACACCGGAAGAAAAGTTAAGACAAAATCAGAGGAAACAAAAGCTAGAGATTATGTTGCGGGTGATGAATCTCTAGATGATTTGGCGCATAGATTATGGGAGGCAAACAAGCAAAGAGTTCCTGAAGATAAAATAAAGGAAGCTTTAATGGAAGAGATTGGAAGCAATAATACAAAATTTGATGCAGCTAAAACTTATTTAGAAAGATATAGTCCCGAATATACCCAACAATCATATGAGGACAGAATGAGTGAGCAAATGCAAGCTGAAGAAGAAGAGTTTAGAAGAAAACTAGAAGAAGAAGGATTGGAAGAAGCTCCATTTGCTGTTAGAGAAGCAACTACAGAAGATGTGGAAGCAATGCAAGAAATTGTAGCTGATTATGTAAAAGATGGGGTTACAGTATTAGATGACATTAAAAGAGAAATAGCAAAAGAATTAGGATATAATACAAAAGCATTAAGACAAATTGTTGAAGATGCTTACAATAGATATACTACAACAACAGAGGTAGCTCCTGCAGAGGTTTTAGGCGCTATTTCAGATAGGGTTGGAAATAAGATGAAGCAAATGTTTGGTAAGGCAGCTCAAGCGCCAGTTATACTTAATGATGCTAATTCTATGCTCGACAAGGCAGCCGAATTGGGGGCAGATGGCACAGTTGTAGAATTCCAAAAAGAACAAGCAAAACAACAAAAAGGCGCATCCGTATCAGATAAAAATGCTATTGATGAGTTGAGGTCAAAAACAGAAGATAAAGCTAAAATTAGCATTATTGATGCAGCTGAAAAAATGATAACAACCTTAAAGTCGGTATTGCCTAATTTTGATATTGTAATACATGGTAGCAACGAAAGTTATAACGCAGCCATGAAAGATGCTGAAATTGACGGTGTAGTTGGGGGCGTTGGTAATTTTAGTTATTCTAAAAAGAAAGGTGAATATTCAGGTCGTATTGATATTAACTTGAACAGAGCAAATAATAAGACATTAGCGCACGAGGTAGCTCATGGAGTTATGTTGAAGGCATTTGGCGATAACCCAAAATTGTTTAAAGAATTTAGGGAGAAGATAGCATCTGTACTAAATGAAAGTGATAATCAAACATTAATCGATTTTGCTGATAGGGCTACTTATGCAAAAAATGATACTTACGAGGAGTATTTAGCAGAATTAACAGCTATGTTAGCTGAACAGGAAACTAAATTATCTACAAGTACATTCCAAAAAATTGCTGCTATTATAAATGATATAATAGAAAAGATAACAAATGGCGCATTTAAACCATTTGAAGATATCAAAAAAACAAAGCAAGTTGTTGACTTTTTTAATGACATATCAGAGTCTATTCGCAAAGGAGAGGCAATAAAGATTGAAAATATTAAAACCGCAGAAGAATTAAAAAAGCAGGCTAAATTAGAATTAGAAGATTTTGAAAGAATTGCCACAGAAAGCATTGCGGATATCGCTAGCATGTTTGGTATGGATTTAGGCAAGCCGATAACTTCAAAAGCTCAAGTCCCTGTTGAACAGCTTCCTAGACCTGTTGTTAATGGATTTGATGTTTTAAAGAAAAAACTTGGGGAAACTGCAGCTAAAAAAATAAGAGAAAAAATTCCATTTGCATTAGACTACCCTACCGAATTTGTTGATTTTGTAACAGCAAAAATACCGGCAAAAGAAGATATTCCATTTGTTGTAGACAAGATGGGTGATAGGTTAGATGGTTTGTTTAGAATAGCGGTTGATAAAAATATCGAAGCCGCAGATGCAAAAGGAAAGACTCCAGAAGAATTATCAAAAGAAGCAGGGTATGTGTTTCATAGAACCGAAAAGCCTGATGATGTATTAGTATTTAAAAAAGATTTTGCACGAGGAGAAGTGTTATGCACATATAATGATGTAGAGGGTAGAATGTATAATAATTTGGTTTTTTGGTTAAGAAGAAGTGAGGCTGAAACGGTATTGCGTGCAGGAGATTTAACACAAGAATATTTAAAAGAGCAATCGGAAGGTGCTGTTTTATGGCGCAATTATTTAGATGGGAAAGGGTTAAAAAAAGATGATGGGTCATATGATTTATCAGATGTAAGACCATCAAGACAAGACCCTTATGGAACGTCTTCAATGAGTGTTCAAATAGGGAAAAGAGGCGGCGATATTTCAATAAAAAATAGATATAATCATAGTGTAAATAATCCAGATGCTACATTTGGTAATGATTTAAATTCTATAGTAGACGGTCTTCATGACGCTGTATATAATATAGAAGGAGTGCCAAAGAAAAAGCAAGAAATGCGCCTTCCTGATAATATAGTAGCAGATAACAAGGGTAGATTATTTAAATATGATAGGGAAATTAATGATATCTATATAAGTAAAAACGGGTATATAGATAACGGGGTTCTTAATCTAATAGATAAGTCTACCCAAAGGATGATTGATAATTATCTAATTGATTCAAAAAATAAAACAGCACTTTCTGTAACAGGGTCTGGTAAATCAATTTTGCCTAATATCAATAAAATTACCTTCGATAAAGATGCTATTAAAATTCAATCAGATAATGGGTCTTTAAATTTTACATTGATTGGTGGTAATATTGATAGATTAAGCGGAGATATTACAACAGTAGGCGATAAGTTTTTGCATTTAAATGAATCTTTAACTAGCGTTGATTTGCCATTGGTTACAAGAATTGGTGAAGAATTCCTTTATTTTAATAAGTCTTTAAAAAGCATTAATTTACCATTAGCTCAAAATATTGGTGAAGATTTTCTTTTGTTTAATGAATCTTTAAAAACCATTGATTTTCCATTAGTTAAAACTATTGGCGATGAATTTCTTCGTAAAAATGAAATTTTAGAAAGTATTAATCTACCACAGGTTGTAATTATTGGTCGTGATTTTCTTCAAGATAATGAATCTTTAAAAAGCATCAATTTGCCATCTGTGCAAATGGTAGGAGGTAGTTTTCTTTATAATAATAAATATTTAACAGATATAAATTTGCCAAATCTTGAGATTATTGCTGACAATTTTCTTGTTAATAATCAATCTTTAAGAATAGTTAATTTACCACAAGCTAAAGGCATTGGTAATGGATTTTTATATACAAATGAAAATACAGATGAAATTAATTTGCCATTGGTAAAAACTATTGGTCATGATTTTATGTATGTTAATAAATTTTTAACAAAAGTAAATTTACCATTAGTAGAAGATATAGGAGGTGATTTTCTTTATACTAACAATAATTTAACAAATATTGATTTGCCATTGGTTAAAAGAATAGGTGGCGATTTTCTTCGTCGTAACCAGTCTTTAAAAACAATAAGCCTACCGTCTGTTACAAATATTGGAACTAGGTTTATGCAAAATAGTATTTTAGAAAATGTTGATTTGCCATTGGTTGAAAGTGTTGATATAGGCTTTATGAGCAATAGTCGTTCTTTAGAAAATATCAATTTACCATCGGCTGTATATATTGGAAGTGATTTTTTTGGTAATAATGAAACTTTAATTAATGTAGAATTACCATTGGTAAAAACTATTGGCAACTCATTTCTTTCTTCTGCAAAGTCTTTAAAAAATATTAAATTGCCATCTCTTGAAATTGTAGGCAACGAATTCTTGTATTTAAATAAAGAATTGACTACGCTAGATTTGCCATCAATAAAAATTATCGGAAGTGATTTCTTATATTATAATGAATCTTTATCAACACTTAAATTGCCTTTGCTTGAAGGTATTGGAAATAGTTTTCTTTACACTAATAAATCTTTAATAAATTTAGATTTGCCATTAGTTAAAGATATTAGTTATAGTTTTCTTCAAAGTAACAAATCTTTAGAAACTATTAATTTGCCATCAGTAAGAGGCGTTGGTAGTAATTTTCTTCATGATAATACATCTTTAACAGCACTTGATTTACCGTTACTTGAAAAAGTTGGCAGTAGATTTCTTTTTTATAATGAATCTTTAGCAAAGCTTAATATGCCATCAGCTACTGATATTTATAGTTATTTTCTTTTTAATAATGAATCCTTAAAAAGCCTAAAGTTGCCAAAAGTTTTAAATATTGGCGACAATTTTCTTTATAATAATAATGTTCTGACTAATCTTGAAATTCCATTAATTGAAGTTATTGGGAGCTATTTTCTATCTCATAATACAACTTTAGAAAATTTTGAATTACCATCTGATGCGTATTTTTATCGTGACGGATTTCTTGAAGATAATAAGGATTTAGCAAACAAACTTTTTGCAAATAGCGAAACGCCTGTAAGGTCAAAAGCGCAAATGCCAATGTTTATGGCTAATCAAAATGGGGAAGATGTATTAGGCTTTGCTTATGATAATAGAATGTATTTAAATGGAGAGAAACTTAATCCTAATACTATAATCCACGAAGCAGGTCATATTTGGACAGAGTGGGTTAAGAACAATGATACTAAATTGTATGACAAGGGTATGGAATTGGTCGAAAAATCACCATATTTGCAAAAGGCAAAGAATAGTAAATTTTACCAAGAACAAGCAGATAAGTTAGCTACAGAAGAGCAAAGAGAGGCTTACTTTAAACACGAAGCATTAGCTATGGCTATTGGTGATAAAGGCGCTCAATTTGTATTAGAAAGCAAAAAAGAATCATTCCAAGATTGGTTAAAGACTTTGTGGACTAAAATAAAGAACTTAACAGGATTTAAAGATTTGACAGCAGAAGAGTTCCAAAACTTGACTTTTGACCAATTCTCTAAAATGGCTGTTAAAGAAATTTTAGGTACAGAAGGTGCAGTTGACAAGTTAAATGCAATAAAAAGTTTTAGGAACAAAAAGAAATTTATAAAAGATAATCTAAAATACGAATCAAATAAAAATGCAATAGACGAACTTGATTTTACAGAAGAAGATTTCATTGAAATCGCAAAGTCAAATTTTGATTTATCAACCTTTAAAAATATAAAAGATGCCGTACAAAAGCGAAGCACAAAGAAAGTACTTCAACCAAAACAAGGAGAAGATGGAGAAGCAAGGGGTGGACGTAGACGAGTGGAACCAAGAGTCGAAGGGGAAAGAATTGCCGATGAAGAAGGCGAAACCACACAGCCCGAAGGTATTACGCAAATCCCAGAAGAAATTCAAGGTGTAGGATTAGAAAATCAAGATATAGATTATGTCCGCATAACAAAAGCGGAATTAAATAAATTAAGAGAAAGTCTTGGACTACCTGCATACAAAGGATTGCCTATTGAGAATCGTGAGATGTTGAGAGAAGCAGCTCAAGAAATGATTAAGAAAGGCGTAAGTGTTGAATCTCTATACGATAAAATTAGAAGAGGAGATGCTTTGTCTAATTATGAGAATGCATTTATGGCTGAATACAGGGCTGCGTTAGATTTAGAATTAAAAAATAATCCTTCTCAAGAGTTATTAAAAAAGATTGCAGAGTTTGCTGACATATTCCAACAGGGAGCATCTTTAGCAGGTAAGGCATTAGAAAGTTTAAAAATAATGAAGAAGCTTAACGAGGCTAATACATTGTCAAACTTTTTATTAACTAGACAAGATAGTAAAGGTTATCCATTGACCACTAAAATGATAGTAGAAGAAACCGTTAAATTTGAAAAAATACAAAAGGCAAAGGCGGAATTAAAGGAGTCTAGCGATAATGATATTGAAGAACAATTAAAAGCGGAAGTTGAAAAAGAATTAAAAAAAGAAGATAAAGCAAAAGCTAAAAAATCTCACGAAGAATTTGTCAAAGAAAGAAAAGCGGCATTGGCGGCTGCAAGAGAAGCGGTAAAAAAAGTTAACAAGGGTGGCGGCGGATTGATGGCTTCTGCGCCATATTTGCCTCAATTAATTGCAGTAGCTCCTCATATGAATAAATATGTTAAAAGTTTATTTGCTGAAGGTGTTTCTAAATTAGATGATATTGTTACCGAGGTTCATAAAGAATTTTCTGAATTAGTTGAGGGATTAACAAAAAGAGATGTGTTGGATGTCATTTCGGGTAAGTATAATCTTAAAAACAGAACAGCTAATGACATAAGTGCGGGTATTAGAATGTTGCGAAGAGAAGCTGAATTGTTAAATTTACTTGAGAAGGCGAGATTGGGTCAAGAAGAAGCTAAATCTGAAGAGCAAGTGCAGGAAAAAGGCGTAAGAATAAAGCAATTAGAAGATAAAATAAAAGAGGTCAAAAGGTTATATAAGGCAAAAGAATTAGCAGAAGAAGGGGTTGTTGAAGGTTCATCTTTTAAGGATAATTTAACCGATGCTGAATATAATAAAAAAAGACAAAAATTTTTAGATAAAAAAATTACAGAATTAGAAAGTGATTTAAAAAATAAAAAATACGATAAAGAAGCAAAAGAAACTCCTAAATATACAATGTCTAAAAAGACAAAGCAAAAAATGGAGAAGGTTATAGAACTTGAAAAAGCACTTGCTTTAGAAAGATATAACGAACAATATAAAAAGTTAAACAAATGGCAGAAGGGATGGGAGATGGTAAAAAACATTACCGGTATAAGAAGAATAGTTCAAACCGCACTTGATGCTTCTATTTGGTTTAGACAATTAGCTAAATTGACATTAAATTATAGAAACTGGGATATTGCTGCAAAATTTATATACGCAGGCTCTCAATCAGTGTTTAGCCAAAAAAATTACGATAGATTAATGTACGGGATACATCAATCACCTGATTTTAAGGATATGCTTAAAGATGGAATTAGGTTTAACGAGTTGACTTCAATTGATTCTAAAAATACAAATGAATTTGTAAACCCTAAAAGTATTGTTTTTAAAATACCAATTGTTAGAGATTTGATGATTTCATCTCAAAGAATAGCTGACGCATCTATAAACGTCGCTAGGTATGAACTTTATCAAAAATATGAAAAGGTTTTATTAAGTAAGGGTATTACAAGAGAAAGCGACCCTAAGCTATATCAAGAAATGGCTAAATGGGTAATGAATAGCACTGGTAGTGGTAATATGTTAAAATCATTAGAATCAAAAGCTATGCAGGAAACTGTAGGTACTATATTTTATGGTGCTAGATTAATGGCAGCAAATTTTAATACTTTAAATCCAGTTTACTATGCAAAAATGCCTCGCGAAGTGCAACAAATGGTATTGAAAGATATGGCAGCATATACGTCTACTATAATTATGTCAACATTAGCTTTAGCGGCAGCCGGCGGCGCTGTGTCTATGGACCCAGATGACCCTGAATTCTTACAAGTTAGATTTGGGAAAGATGTTTACGACCTTACTGCTGGACAAGCTCCATATATTAGAACATTTTTAAGAATAATGGAAGCGATTGGGATAAATATTGGTGCATCGCTTGGTATGACGAGCAAGTTTGAAGCCGCTAAAGCGCGAGATTTCGCCTTAAGTAGCACTCTTAGGTTTTTTAGAAATAAATTATCTCCAAACTATTCTTATGCAGCTAATAGAATGGCTGGCTCAAATACAATAGGTGAAGATTTTGACCCAATGGAAGCATTGGAGATATATCCAATGTATGCAGATGATGTTTATAAAGCAGTTAAGGAGGATGGAATGATTTCATTATTAACCGTATTGATGCCAAATATTTTGGGAGTAGGATTTTCTAGTTATTATGCTGATAAAAACATGAAGCCTATGGAAGAAATGATACAAAGAGCGCAAAATAGTGATGAATTAGACCCTAAATCAATTAGAGAAGATATAACTATGAGTGAATTCAAAGAATTTGCTAAATTGCGTGATAAGCTAATTGAAGAGAAAATGAAAGAGTTGTATGAAGAAGGTATATATGATGCAGAAGCAGGAGAATATGTACCAATCAAAAAATCAACACCAGAAAATATTACAGCGGCTATTATGAAAGCAAAATCAGCCGCAACAAAAGAAGCTAAATCTGAATTTAATGCCGATGAGGAGGAATAACTAAAAACAAAACATGGAAACACTAGAAGAACTAAAACACAAACTTTCACTTTATGAACAAAACGGCGCAGCCAAATTATTTTACGCTTTAAATAGGAAAGCGAATGAGATGGCTGATTTATTGAATAAAACCAATATAAGCAATTTGTTACTTGATGACCCTAAAGACAAAACATTTGAAAGACTAAAAGTTATCTGGAACGACAGCGCTAGTATTTCCGCAGCCATTAAGGAATTAGGCATTTCAGCGGGTGTTACTGGAGATGAGCAGAAAGATGTAGTCAAAAAACCATTTGTTGAAACTATAGCAGAGTCAAGAAGATAATGTCTGATAAAATAAAAATATACGGGGTAGAAATTAATCTACCTCCCGTCCCTGATGACATTGAAGATTGGGGAGCTGATATTGCTAGTGAGCAGTATTGGAGAAGAAGAGAATTGCCTAAATTTTTTGAATCGGTAGAATACGATAAAGAGGGTAATGCGCTATTAGATTTAGAGCAATCTGAATTTGCAGCAAGAGAGGTAGATAGATGTAGAAAGGGGTTTTGGTTTTATAATAATGGAGTGCCAACTTTTCTTACAGGTAAACACTATTTTTATCTTCAATGGTGGAAATTAGAGGATGATATCTATGGTGATTTCAGAGATGCAGATAGACGTTATTTCTTGTTTTTAGACCATTGGGAAAAAACTCCTTGGTGTCTAGGTGTTGTTAGGGGTAAAAAGCGTAGAGAGGGCGCGACATCGCAAGCAACATCAAATATCGTTTATGAGTGTATCTTCTATAAAAATAGCTTTTGCGGATTAACAAGCAAAACGCAGATAGATGCTAAAGCTGCATTTACAAACATGATTTCTTTTGGGTACAGGCAGTTGCCCGTGTTCTTAAAGCCAAAGCAATTAAACAACAAAGACAGCGTAAGTGAACTTGTATTTGCACATAAGTCTGTAGAGGTAAAAGGTGGGAAAGGAAGTACAATTGACACAGATACCGGACATAGGTCTAAAATTGATTACAGAGCGCCTTCCTTGAACTCTTATGACTCCGGAAGGTTAAGTCGTGGATTGTTTGACGAAGGCGGAAAATGGGCAAAAGAAAACCCATTCTCGACATTTATATCAATTGTGAGCAAGACACTTGTAAAGGGCGCTAAAAGGGTGGGATTTATAGAATGTCCATCAACATCCAATTCAATGACTAGTGGAGGAGAAGAATTTAAGATTGTTTGGGATAATGCAGACCATATTAAATATCCAAAAACCCCTAATAGACTTGCTAAATATTTTTCTCCAGCTTATGATGGGTACTTGGGTTTTATAGATAGATATGGGATGAGTGTTATTGACCCGCCAAACGAAGAACAATACAAATTCCTAGTTGAAAACTATGTAGGCGCAGGCGACTTGAATGAAGAGGATATTAAATTAGGTGCAAAAGAATATTTAAAAGAAAAAAGAAATATTTTAGAAGGTGTACAATTAGAGGAGGAGATAAGGATGAATCCTTTTGATGAAAGGGAGATGTTTATGCTTCGGAATAATAATTGCCATTTTGATGCTGTATTATTAAACGATTTGTATGAAATATCTAAAATAAACGAAAAGGAAGTATTAGAATATGGCAATTGGGTGTGGAAAGATGGCAAACCTTTTACAGAGGTTGAATGGCATCCTACAACCAAAGAAAATGCAAGATGGACTATAGCTAAAAACTTTAAGCGACCTGAAGGCGAAACATATATAACTAGGGGGTCTTTATTTTTGCCTAAAAATCCCGTTCAATTTATTATGGGGTGTGACCCGTTTCAGAATTCAGTAGTTGAATATGGGGAAGGTTCTAAAGCCACAAGCTTGGTATTAAATAGATATGATGTAGGAACTAATGACCCCGTTTACAATATGATGTTTGTTAGCAAGTATCATGCAAGACCTAAAATGGTAGAGTTATTCCATATGGATATGGTTTTACAATGTTTTGCTTACGGCGGACAGATATTGATAGAAGCTAAAATGGATGGCGGTCTACGTAAGTTTTTTATAGATAACAACTGCGAAGCATTTCTGATGCGATTGCCGGACAAATCAAATTACGGTATTGACCCTAATGCTGATAATAAAGCACTTATGGTAAACTTATGGGAGCAATATATCTTAACGCATGGGAAGGAAGGTAAATTAATATATCCGGAATTAATAGACGATAAGTACGATGGGCTTCTTAAGTTTAACGTAAATGAAACTGAAGTAAGTGACCTTGTAATGGGAGGCGGGTGGACGCTTGTTGCTGACTATTTTAAACGAGCAATTTTTAAGAAGTCAGAAGATAGAATTAAAATAACAGATTTTTTTAAACAAACAAAAATAGCATAATGGCTTGGATTGATTTTTTTACAAAGATATTCGTTATAAATTTACCAGAAAGGACTGATAGGTTATTAGATATAGCCGGCGAGTTAGATAAGTGGAATATCCCATATGAGTTAGTTAATGCTATTAAGCATGAAAAAGGAGCAGAAGGATTACGCCTTACGGTGCAGGGTATATTTGAAAAAGCTGTTGAAAATAAATGGGATTCGGTATTGATTTTTGAAGACGATGCAATGTTTGTTGAGTCATGTGGGAATCCTAATGAAACAATGGAAAAGGTAGTAAAACAACTACCCGAAGCTTGGCATATATTACTATTAGGAGCGCAGGTTACTGGCGGGTTTAGAGCAAGAACATCCCCTAATTTATTAAGAGTAGAAAAGGCTTTTGCAACCCACGCTTGGGCTTTGTCATTGCAGGGAATGAAAGAAATATTAATTCAAGGCTTATACGCCCCGATAGATAATTGCATCGTTGAAAAAATACAACCCATGCAGCAAACTTACATAACATATCCGTTACTTTGCACACAGAAAGAAGGAATGTCTGATATAGGAGGTCAATTTATAGATTGGCGACCATTCATAGAAAATAGATACTATCAAAAACTAGGAGAAATACAACCATGAGAACCTTATCAATTTGCATACCTACTTGGAATAGAGTAGAAATGACATTAAATAGTTTTAAAGAAGTTTACAATGATGACAGGGTAGAAGCTATTATTATTGTAGATGATGCAAGCGATGAGCATATTTATGCCAAGTTAAAAGAAGAGTGTGATAAATTATCTAAAGTTAAATTATATAGAAATTTGACTAATAGGGATTGTTATGCTAATAAGTATGTATCTATTAGCTTATCTCCTACCGACTATTGCATTATATTAGACTCTGATAATCAAATAGATACATTATACCTTGATAAAATTTTTGAACAAGAGTGGTTGGAAGATATAATTCTAGCTCCTGATTGGGCAAAACCAACATTCAATTATACAGAATACTCTAATTTAATAATCAGCAAAGACAACTTAAAAGAATATATAGATAAGCCAATGTTTGAAACTTGCTTAAATTGTATGAATTATTTTGTAAACAAAAATGCTTATTGCGATGTTTGGGATGCTACAATAGACCCCGTAACAAGTGATAGTTTATTTCAAAATTACAATTGGCTAATGTCAGGTAAGTATATTCATATTGTTCACGGATTAAGGTATGAGCATTTGGTTCACAATCAATCTCATTATATAAATAATGTTCAAAGAACAGGTGATTTTAGAGAAATATTAATAGAAAAGATTAGGAAATTAAATTAAATTAATTAATTTTACTTATGGTATCTTTTACAAACGCAGGAAGAATGGGTAATTGGCTTTTTGAAGCAGCTACAGCAATGGCTTACGCTTTGAAGCATGATTTAGATTTTACCGTTCCAAAAGAAAGTACGAATCCCAAATGGAATCCTATTTATTGTCCACATTTAGTAAACTTTAGCTTCAATCCTGATATTGAAAAAATACAATTGTGGGAAGGGAAACATTCATACGAAGAATTGCCCTTTGAAGAATCTTGGAGAGATAAAAATATAATCATTGAAGGTTATAGACAAACTGCAAAATATTTTGATGAATACAGAAGTGAGATTTTATATTTATTAAAATTTGATTGGGTAAAGAAAGAAGGATATGTCGCAGTTCATGTAAGAAGAGGGGATTATTTGGAATTAAGACAAAAACATCCAGAGGTAACGGTAGAATGGTACGAGAAAGCAATGAGTATGTTTCCTGATTGTAAATTTAAATTTTTTTCAGATGATATAGCTTGGTGTCAAAAAGCGTTTGCCCATAGAAGTGATTGCGAATATTCCGGGAATACAGATGAACAACTTGATTTAATAGAAATGAGTTGGTGTGAACATCAAATATGTAGCCCGTCTACATTTAGTTGGTGGGGAGCTTATTTAAACAGAAACGAAAATAAAAAAGTAATATTTCCGCAATTTTGGTTTAGCGAAGGATGGTGCGGATTAGACACGAGCGATATTGTAAAACCTGAATGGATAAAATTATGAGTGAATTAATTATGTTTGATTTTCAGCATTTCTACCAAAGAATTGCAAAAGAGCTTCCTGACGATTGCAAAGTTTGTGAAGTTGGTGTTGCTAATGGCGATAGTGCCATTTATTTAGCACAAGAGATAAACCGACTTGGTAAAAAGTTTAAGTTGTATATGGTAGATAATATGGATTATGGCGGTTATTTACAAATGAAAACTATTTACCAAAACATTATAAAAAGCGGGCTAGGTGAATTTATTGAAGTAGTTCCATTTGAAAGTTTAGAGGCGGTAAAATTATTTAATGATGGTTATCTTGATTTTTGTTACATTGATTCGTCACATACTTACGAAGAAACTAAAAAAGAAATAAAAGCTTGGTATCCAAAGGTAAAAGATGAAAACATATTAGCAGGGCATGATTACAATGCTCCTGAAGTAATGAGAGCGGTTGACGAAGTAGTCCCTAAAGTTTTTTTAAGAGATGAATTAAATGGGCAGACTTTTAATCCGGAAGATATTTTACATTCAGAAGATACTTTGAATAATTGGGGATTATGGTGGTTTAAAAAACAATGGTATTTAAAATTAAATAAATAAACATGAAAACAGCTTTAGTTTGCGGAGCAGGAGGATTTATTGGTAGCCATATGGTTAAAAGATTAAAAAAGGATGGCTATTGGGTAAGAGGGGTAGATTTAAAATACCCAGAACATTCTGAAACAAAAGCAGATGAATTTATTGTTGGTGATTTAAGAGATGAGCAATTAGTTAGCAGGGTTTTGTGGTCGCCAAAACAACATAATTTACTAGATAAGGATAATGCATTTGATTTAGTAATTCAAATGGCGGCGGATATGGGTGGCGCAGGGTATATTTTTTCAGGAGATAATGATGCAAATGTTATGCATAACTCTGCATTGGTAAATTTAAATATTGCATTTTACGCTTCCAAATGTGGCGTTAAAAAATTATTCTTTTCATCAAGCGCTTGCGCATACCCACAAGAAATACAAGAGTCTACAGACAACAAAGGTTTAAAAGAAAGTGATTGTTTCCCGGCTAACCCAGACAGTCCTTATGGATGGGAAAAGATATTTAGTGAAATATTATTTGATTCTTTTTACAGAAATTATGGTCTTGATATAAGAATAGCTAGATTTCATAATATATTTGGAGAAGATGGTACATGGAGTGGTGGTAAAGAAAAAGCACCAGCAGCTGTTACTAGAAAAGTATGCGAAACTGAAGATGGGGGAGAAATAGAAATATGGGGAGATGGTTTGCAAACAAGGTCTTTTTTATACATAGATGAATGTATAGAAGGCGTAATGAGATTGCTTGAATCTGATTATAGAAAGCCAGTTAATATTGGTTCTGATGAAATTATATCTATTAACGATTTAGCTAAATTAGTAATTAGCATTTCGGGTAAAAATATAAAAATTAAAAATATAGAATCTAACGCAATAGGCGTAAGGGGAAGAAATTCAAATAATGAGTTAATACAAGAAGTTTTAGGGTGGCGACCATCAAAGCCTTTAAAAACAGGGTTAGAAAATTTATATGTTTGGATAGATAATCAAGTTAATAAAAACGCAAGTATATGATGATTTCATTTGACTATTTAGTCAACAAGCATAAGTTAGATATAAACGGTGTATTGCATTTGGGAGCTTCTACCGGACAGGAAAGAGATGTCTATGACAGTTATTGCAAGGGAAAGGTTATATGGGTAGAGGCTATACCCAAAGTTTATTTAGACCTTCAGCAAAATATAAAACTATACCCACAACAAACAGCATATAATGCTTGCTTGAGTAATGTGGATGGCGATGAAGTAGTATTTAATGTTTCAAATAATGAAAGCCAAAGTTCATCTATTTTGGAGTTAGGTGTTCATGCATTGATTCACCCGGAAGTGCATTATGTAGAGCAAATAGCCATGAGAACGGAAAGGGTAGATACATTGCTAAAAAATGTAGATGTATCAGGTATTAACTTTTTAAACGTTGATTTACAAGGTGCGGAACATTTGGCAATAGAAGGGATGGGCGATTTGATTAAGAATATTGATTACGCATTACTTGAGGTAAATATGAGGGAAACTTATAAAGGGTGTATGTTGATAGAGGAACTTGATTATTTTATGCTGCAAAGAGGATTTGAAAGAGTTGAAACAGGAGAATGGGTAGCCGAAACATGGACAGACGCATTATACATCCGAAAATACAAAATATGATACACATACCAGAAGAATTTACTCCAACAATAAATACAATATACCCTTGGGAGAATGATATTATATTTGAAGATTGGGTTTCACACGAGCATATACCTAATACGGAAAGGCATTATCTTCCGATTCAATGGACAGCATATCATGTTAATAATAATTATGGGAATAATTCTGTAGCGAGAAAACAATTGCAAGATTATGTAGATAAGTTACCTAAAGATTTAAAGTATTGGACTATCTGCCAATATGATGACGGAGTAATGACAGATTTTAAAGATTTGGATATTCTAGTCTTTAGTATGAGTAAAAAGACAGGGGTAGAAATACCTTTATTGTGTAAGCCACACTCATATAGATGGAATGGGAAGAAGTCTATTTTTGCATCTTTTATTGGCACACATACTCATCCGATTAGGGAAAATGTATTTAATATAAAAAATAAGGATTATTACGTTTCGGACAAAGAGCATAATATACAAGATTTTTGCGATATAATTTCTCATTCATTATTTGGATTATGTCCAAGAGGGTATGGCTTAAATAGTTTTAGAATAGCAGAATGTATGCAATATGAAACTATTCCTGTATATATTTCTGATGAATTCATTGGCTGTTTTGATGCTAATTTTGAAGATTATGGAATTGTGATAGAAGAAAAAGATGCAAATAAAATAGAAGAAATTCTAAAAGGTTATACCGATTTGCAGATAGTTGATAAGCAGTTGAAAATCAAAGAGATATACAATGAGTATTATACATACGAAGGGGCTTTTAACAAGATTAAAAACATTATATGCAAATAGCAGTGATTCATAATTTTGATTCGGCTGCTAGATTTGATATGTTAATGCAGGAATTTAAGACTCAAGGCATAAGAGATTTTAAATTTTTTCCGGCAGTTCATGATAGTCATTCGGTTAAGAAAGCTATAAATTTAGCGCACAAGCAATGCGTTAAGTACGCTTTAGATAATAGTTTACCTGAAATATGCATAATGGAAGACGATGTTCGTTTTACTAACAAGGATAGTTTTTCTTATTTTTTAGAGCATAAACCTGAAGATTTTGATGTATATTTAAGTGGTATTTATTTAGGAGAGATTTTGGAGGATAATTCGGTAAAAGAATTTTCCGGATTTCATTGTTATATTGTAAATAAAAGATTCTACGAAACGTACTTATCATTGCCTGATGATGCTCACATTGACAGAGCGTTGGCGGGTCTTGGAAAGTATTATGTATCTAGCCCTTTTGTAGCAATTCAGCACAATGGATTTTCCTATAATACAAAAATGGAAATGAATTATGATGACCTTTTAATAGGAAGAGAATTATATTAATTTAATTAATAAATATATTTTGTTTTTTTTATTTACTTTTAATTAATTTTGGTAATAAATTTTATTTAGTTAATGCAACAAGCTACAAATACATACCCTAATCAACAGATTGACCCAAGGGAAAAAGGATATGATTGGATACTTCAATATTGCAAAGCGGCATGGGGTGATTCCCGTGGTTATGTGCCAAATAATATGTTGAATTTTGGTCAATCAAAAATGAATGAAATAAGAGAGTATGCATTAGGAAGACAAAGTACTACAAAGTATAAAAAACTTTTAAATGTAGATGAGCAAACAGATAAGACATGGCTTAATACGGATTGGACTCCGCCATCATTTTTAACAAAGTATAGAGAGATAGCTATTTCAAAACTTGTTCAAAGGCGTTATGATTTGCAAGCGTTTGCAGTTGACCCTTTAGCTAAAAGTGAAGAAGATGAACGCTTTAATGAAATGAAGGTTAAAGTAATGATGCGTGAAGCTGCAATTAAAGCAGGTAATGAGCAATTAGCTAATAGTCCAGTATTAAAGCCAATGGAAGGCGAGCCTGAAGATATGGAGCAGTTGTTAATGGAGCAACAATTTGGTTACAAACATGTTATGGCAATGGAAGCAGAATGTGCTATTGCTTTGACAATGTATAAAAATAAATTTGACGAGAAAAGAAAAAGAACTATTGAAAATTTATTTGATTTTGGTATTGGTGGATATACTGAATATATAGATGAGAATGGTGCGGTGAATGTAAGAGAAGTTAATCCTGAAAATTTAGTATTATCGTATTGCGCAAAAAATGACTTTTCCGATTTAGTACATTTCGGAGAAGTTAGAGAAGTATATGTAGGGGACTTGGCACCTTATTTTTCCCCCGACCAATTAAATTTGATAGTTCAATCTGTAGCCGGACGCTTTGGTAACCCATCTAACTTTATGTATGGCACAGACTATTCAAAGTATTGGAATCGTTTTAAGGTGCTTATTTTAGATTTTGAATTCCTATCATGGAATGATTACACTTATAAAGAAGAAATAGATAACAGAGGTAATGCTCGCTTTGGTAAAACAAAGTATCAGGATTCAAGCAAAATGGACTTGGCGGTTAATGAGAAGGGAACAATTGAAAAGTTTGACTACGCAGGTTCTGTACCTAGTTTAGTTGACTCAAAGAGCAAAGGACAAGCCGAGCCTGTATATATGCCTGTTACTAAAAAGGTTGTTTATAAGTGTAAATGGTTAATTCAAACTGATTATATGTATGATTGGGGTATGTCTGAAAATCAAATTAGACAACCTTCGTCTTGGTGGGATACAAAATTAAACATCCAATTATATTCATGGAATTTCTATAAGATGCGTTTTGCAGGCATTACAGAAAGATTAATTCCGTTAGAAGATAAAGCGTGTTTAGCTTGGTTCAGGCTTCAAAATATGTCTAATAAATTAATTCCGTATTTAATAAATATAGATTTAAATGCATTAGAAGGAGTTGATTTTGGTGGTGGTGGAGATAAGATGAATCCAACAAAGGTTATGGATTTTATATTTTCTAATTTTGTTGTACCTTATCGTTCAACTGATTTGTTAAGTCAAAATCCAAACTACAAGCCAGTAAGCATTGAAGCTTCAGGGCAATTAGCTGTATTTGGTCAATTGTATCAAGAGTTGCAAAACACTATTGATATGATGCGTCAAATATCAGGATTGAATGAATTGACAGATGGCTCTACTCCAAATGCAAAAACATTAGTTCCAGTTGCAAACGCTGCAATGGAAAGTACTAATAATGCTTTATACTTATTAAGTTTTGCAGATAAGCAATTAGTGCAAAATGTTGCAGACGCTATTGTTGCAAAAGTACAAATAGCTGTTAAATTAGGTAAGGTAGAAGGTTATGGTAGAGCATTAGGTACGGAAACCGTTAAATTTTTCCAAATCAATCCTAATATATCTATTCATGAATTTGGTATATTTATTGAAGATAGCCCGTCTGATTACGAAAGACAACAATTAATACAAGAATTAAATATTAGAGATTCTCAAGGATTGATTGAGCCTGAAGATAAAATACTTGTAATGAGTTGCCGTAATTTAAAAATGGCATCAATGATACTTGCATATAAGATTAAGAAGCGTAGAGAGAAGATGCAAGAGTTTGAATTGCAAAAGGTAAGAGAGGCTTCTCAAGGTAATGTAATGGCGACTCAAGCAGCAGAGCAAGAAAAGCGTATTACATTGCAAGACCAATTAAATGCAGATATAGCTAAAATTAATGCTGAAAAACAATGGGAATATATTATTCAAATGGGTAAGAAGGATAAAGATATTCAAGAAGCTGAAATACAAAAAGAAGCAAAAGTTATCGCTCAAAGAATAGCAGCAGATGCTAGAATAGCGGTAAGCGACAGGAAACAAGTACAAACAATGAAAACAAAATAAAATGGTAAAATCCTTATTATCTAAAAGTATGAAAAGCGTCTTGCAAGAGGCGTTATATCTAGAGTTATATCAATCTAATCTTTGGAAAGCTTTGGCTAACCAAATGCAACAATATGGCTTCTTTGGTACACAAAAATATTTTTTAACAGAAAGCGCAGAAGAATTAACGCATTATCAAATGCATGTTGAGTTCCAAAATGATATGGGTGATTGCGCCGACATGCCTTCAATCGAAGCTATTAAAGATAAAGTAAAAACTATTGGCGAATCTTTAGAAATAGGCTACGAAATGGAGCTTGAAGTGTATAATAAATATAAAGAGTTTTACAAAAAGGCAGAAGATGAAGATTGCGTTGTAGGACAATTTTTATTACAATTCTTGGAAATACAAAGAAAGGCAGTAGGTCATTATGGTGATTTATTGGCTAAATATGAAATAGCTGAAGCAACTAAAGAAATATTAGAATTCGACCAACATATCAACGATGTTCCTTAAATATAATTTCGTAACGAAAAAACACAAAAATGTCAGAAGAGCAAAATCAACAAACAACACAGGAAGAAGCAAAACCGGTTTACAAAGCTAGTACGGGTATCCCAAGCGTAGATGATTACAGAGAAGCCGAAAGTCAAAACTTTAAAGCCGAGGAAAACGAAGCGCAGGTAGAAACACAAACTCAAACTGTTCAAAATGAGAACACTGCAGTTAGTGATAATACGCCACTTGAAGATAACGCATCTTCTTTTTCAATGCCATCACTTGATGGAACAGATGGAGAAGAAGCAGCAAGCGCAACAATTGGCGACTGGAAGGAAGAGTTAAAAAAAGCAAATCCAAAAGATATTCTAAAGGAATTAGGATATGATGATTTTTTAGCGGAATTTGCAGAGTATAGAAAGAATGGAGGAGATGCGTATAAGTATTTAGAAGCAAGAGCGTTTGATTGGGATACTGTATCGCATCAGGATTTGATTTTAGATGAATTAAAATCGCAATACCCCCATCTAACTGAAGATAAGGTTGAAAGACTATATCAGTCTAAATACAAGCAATCAGATATGGCATCTGATGAAGATAGAGAAATTGGATTAATTCAATTAGAGGCAGACGCAGAACTTGTAAGACAAAAAAGAGTTACCGAACAGAAGCAATTCCAAATACCAGACCCCGCAAGAACGCAAGAGGCGAATACGCAGGCAATGTATGAAGAGCAGCGAAAGTTAGAAATAGACCAATCACAAAAGATTATTCAATTTTTTCAGGAACACGAAGCCACTAAAAACTTATATCAAAGCAAGAGAGTTGCTATTGATTTGGGTGATAATGGTAAATTCAATTTTAATATTGATAAACCTGAAAATCTAATGTCAGTAGCGTTAGATTCAGAAAAATGGCAAAGAGCAATATCAGTAAATCCGCAAGAGGCAGATGTGAGTAAGCTTATACCAGATGTCGCTAAATTGCAAAAAATTGCATTAGTGGCAATGAATCCAAACTATGAGAGAGATTTAGTGAACTATGGTAAATCATTGGGGCTGAAAGCTATTGTGGAAGAAGGGCAAAACGCACGAAGACCAATAGGTAATACGCCTGCCCAACCCAATGAATCGTTTGCTGAAGCTATTAAAACAAGAGCTAAAGTAAGCACACTAGGCAGGTAGAATTTATTTTACCCTTAAAAACAAAACAAAATGGCAAATATTGGAAATATAACCAAAGCCTATGTCAGCGCTATTGACCCAGTGCTTGACACGAGAGAGATTAACAAGTTAGTTACCGACATCCAAAACGAAGATGCGTTAACCGACATTTTATGGTTGGGAGATAGAAAAAAACCAATCGCAACAGGTCAACCTTTGTACTACACATTTGTAAACGAAAGTTTATTTAAATTGTTAGATACAACAGGCGGTACAGTTAATGGTTCAGGTACAACTTCATTAAACTTCACTTGTACAGCAGCGACTTCAGGTCAAGCTCGTAAAGATGATTTAGTGTTAGTTCCTACTGGTGCTATTTCTGCAATCGTTACAAACGTAGTATCTACTTCAGGTATTGATACAGTTTACATTAAGACAGTTTCTGGAGCTAACGCTACTTTGACTGCTGGTGATAAATTATCTTTATTCTCTGTAGCAGTTGGTGAGAACTCTGTTTCTCAAAGCAATTTACGTTTCGGTTTGACTCGTTACACTAACAAGTATCAAATCTTTAGAGAAATCTCTAAAATCACAGACGTACAAAACGCTGCTACAATCGAGGTAGAATTTAACGGACAAAACAAATTTATCGTTAAAGACCATTTAGAGAAAGCAATCCGTTTAAAAGGACAAATCAATGCTGCTTATATCGCAGGTGATATGTCAGTTACAACTTTCAGCGATAGCAACCCTATTTTGACTGATGCTAACACTTCTGGCGGAGATGGTGGTGGACCGGTACAAACTACTCGTGGATTGAACAAATACATTGAAATGTATGGTTCTACATTAGTAAATGGTACTTTAGGTACAGTACAACAAACAAATATTGATAACGCTTTAGATGTGTTGATTTCTCAACGCTCTCCTAAAGATTATTTAGTATTTGGTTCTTCTGCTGCAAAGCGTGCGCATGATACATATTGGAAGGCTTTAGGTTCTTCTGGTGTTCAATCAGTACGTATTGTAGTTGATGGTAAAGAATTAGATTTGACTGTAGACAAAGTTAGCTATGGTGGATTTGATTTACATTACATGGCAATGCCAATTCAAGACCAACCGGTATTATTCAGCCAAACTACTATCAATAAGAGTGTTTACTACATTCCTTATAATAATAGAGTTAAAGTTGAAGGCGGTGGTTATGATTCAGCAATGCGTGTAAGATACGTACCTGCTCAAACCAAGTATGGTAATGACATGATTGGTGAAATCCATACAGGAGCATTATCTCCTGTTAATCCTAACGGAGATGCGATGAACTGGACATGTTCTTGGACTACTGCGCAGGGACTCGAGTGCCTTGGAGTACAGCACTTCCTTCGTCAACAAGTATTATCTTAATACAAACTAAAAGGGGCGGTGTAAAAAGCCGCCCTTTATTTTCATAATAAAAAACACACAATATGCAAGTAGTTGGAAAATTCAACGCGATTTCAGAGGAATTAAAAAAACAAATTCCTGCGTTAGAGGTTGGTCAAACAATCACATTTGAAATGCTTACCGGTCAAAAAAACAATGACCCTGATGAAAAAGAAAGACAAAAAAGTCCTATGCTTTATCCTAAAGCAAATATTCCTTTAAGGGATAGAATCAAAGACCCTTATATAAAAGAAGGAAGCTCTTGGGTAGATATTGTAGTTGCTGACTCATGGGATAGAGATGGTAATCCTAGAGAAAGATTTTTTATGCCGGGGATTAGTGATGGCTCTGGAGATTTTAAATTCGGAGGCAAATTTTCATTAACCGGTGGAAACCAAAGAGATGAAGAGTTGTATGAGTTTTTGATGATTTCAAATTGGAATCAAGATAGTATTATAGGAGAAGGAGGAAGAGATAAAAGCAAAGCTCCTATGTGCAAGGTTATTAATCAAAAAGTTACAAGTCAAAAAGTTATGACTGGCTTCAACACATTAAAAGAGGCAATTAATATTGTTACCAAATTAAAACCTTTTGAAGCTCGTCAAATTGGTGCATCATTAAATTGGAATGAGTTTACTGATGATGAAGTTATTTTAGCTCAAGTAGCTGATTTAGCTCGTACTAAACCTGAAGAGTTTTTAAGAGTTTATAATGACCCTAATAAACCAATTAAAGCATCTGTTAGAAAAGCATTAGATTCTGATGTTCTTAAATTTGATATTGCAACAGGAAAAGTTACTCTTGGTTCTCAAGAAATAACAACTATATCAAAAGAGGATAGAGGAAATGTTACAGAAGCTCTAACTCAATTTATTAATTCTGCAAAGAATGGTAAACAAGTTTTAGATAATATCAATAAACAATTAACTGAACCAGAAACGGTATAATTAATTTAATTATTTACAAGAAAGCTCTTACTTAAAAAAAGTAGGAGCTTTTTATTTATAATACTATTATTTTTTGGTATTTTTGGTAAAAGTTTATATTATGCCATTTATAGAGAATTTTACCGCAACGCAATATATTTCAGTGCCTAATTTGATTGTATTTGATGATACAAGTACGGGTACAGATGCTGCTATTACTAGCAGAAGAGTATATATGCAAAAATCAGATGGAACATATCTTGTTGAAGCAGGAAATACTACAAATTATGAACTATTTCCTTTGGCAAGTGGTAATACAATTAGTTATGATGTTCTTGATAAAGATTACGCATTAACTATTACTGTAGAGTGGGGAAGTGTTACTTCTACAATTGGCGATTTTGTTGTACTACATAGTAAGACAGTTGATTATTGTTTTTCAACTTACTCAAAAATATATGATGTAAAATTATCTAAAGCTCAAGTTTCAAGCCCATCTTTATTAGATGGAGATAATTGGCTATCTACAAAATTTGCATTGACAACTTATATTAGAGCAGCCGATGATGCTGTTTTATTAGGGGCTGGTATAACAATTGCGCAATTATCTTTAAATAAGGCGAAATTTATTATTGACAACCCTAAACTTGTATTCTAATGCCAAGCACAGCAGATGTTATAGAGATAGCGAAGATTTCAGTATCATTGGTTATTAAGGCTATTGAAAATAAACAAGAAAATGATTTAAATCTTCCAAAGAAATTATCTACGGAAGTTTATTTACTTCAATGGGTTTATTCAAATGGATATACTGGAATAAATATAGATGGATTTACTGATTATGTATATGGAATGTGTGGTGGATATGCTTATCAAGCAGAAGGATTAATTGGTACTGGCGGTATCGTTATTAATCCAGCAACTGGTGGCGCAAGAATTCCAATACCATTGGGACAATATGCGGGTACTGGTAATACTTCAATTACATTTGCTGAAGCAATTAATAAATCATTACTTTCTGCTACAAGAGGTGCGCAGGGAGTTGGACAAATTATTTACTTTGGTACACCTACAGGAAGTGATGTTAAATGGGATAGTACAACAGGTACATTAACTGTTGCATCAACTGTTCCATTTACAACTGGAGAATTTGTTAGAATATTAGTTTATTAATAAAATAAGATGGCAATACAATCAATAATTACGGGTGATATAAAAATTCGTGAATTAAACGGAGTTTTAATTGCTACTGATGGTATAGTAGATTCTGTTGGTAATATCACATCTGGTACTTCAGGAACATCTGGTACCACAGGAACTTCAGGTACAGCAGGTACTAGTGGTTTTGCTGGTACAAGTGCAAGACTTGTTTTTAATTATGTAGCCACAGCGGGACAAACTACTTTTTATGTACCTAGTGGTTATGAAGATGGAATGATAGATGTTTTTGTGAATGGAGTAAAATTATTCCCAAGCGATTATACAGCAACAGACGGCGTAAATGTAATACTTAATAACCCTCTTCAAGCGGGTGATAATGTAGAAATAGATAATTTCGTATCTAATTATGTATCTACCTCAGGAACGTCAGGTACATCAGGTACTTATGGTACTTCTGGAACAACAGGAACTTCTGGTATCGGTGGTGATAAGTATTACACCGTATCAGTTTCAATATTTACTTTAGGAACAGGTGGTTACTTAATGGTTTCACCCGGTTTATCATACTCTCCTGCACAATCAATTATTGTAGTACATGATAACACACACTATCAAGAGTGTGAAGTTGTTTCTTATAATGTGGTTACAGGAGAAATAGTTTTTGGCGACCCTAGTAGGGTTGTTGGTGGTGGAACTTTTTCTAGTTGGACAGTAAACTTAGATGGTGCTTCGGGTGGCGATGGTACTTCGGGTACTTCAGGAGTTAATGCGACTAGTGGTAGTTCTGGAAGCAGTGGTAGTTCTGGTACAAGTGCGACTAGTGGAAGCAGTGGTTCAAGTGGTTCTTCTGGAAGTAGTGGTTCAAGTGGCAGCAGTGGTTATAGTGGTACTTCAGGAACAACTGGAACTAGTGGTAGTTCGGGAACATCAGCAACTAGTGGCTCTTCGGGAACTTCAGGTGTTGATGGTACTTCAGGTGTTAATGGAACTAGTGGTTCTTCAGGAACTAGTGGTAGTAGTGGTACTAGCGGAACAACAGGTACTTCAGGAACGACAGGAACTAGTGGAACAGCGGGTACAACAGGTACTTCAGGTCTTTCAGGGGATAGGTATAGAACAACATCTACTACAACTTTTACTTTAGGTAATGCAGGTACTTTAACAGTAGGAACACTATTGGGATATAGTCCCGCTCAATCAATTATAGTTGTTTATGATACTTCAAACTTCCAAGAGTGTGAGGTAGTATCTTATGATGCAAATACAGGCGTTTTAATATTCCTTGCCCCTACTAGAACAGTAGGTAGTGGAACTTATAGTGCTTGGACAGTGAACTTGGATGGTGCGAGTGGTGGTGATGGTTCAAGTGGTACTTCAGGCACTTCTGCAACAGCAGGAACGAGCGGTACGACAGGCACTAGTGGTACGACAGGCACTAGTGGTACGACAGGAACGAGCGGTACGACAGGAACGAGTGGAACGACAGGAACGAGTGGTACAACGGGTACAAGCGGTATCAATGGTGTATCAACTAATTTATTCTTATACGAAGCTGACGCAAATACTTTTACGGGTGCGCCTTCAAGTGGACATATTCTTTGGAATAATGCAACACAGATAAGTGCTACCCAAATAAACATAAATCACTTAACAGATACCCCGATAACAGATATTGATATATTTATATCCTTATGGCAAACAGGGCAAAAGTTAACAATACAAGATAGAGCCAATTCAGCTAACTATCAAGTATGGACAATTAGCGCTACCCCTATTTATGTTTCTCCAACTTATTGGACAATACCTGTTACATTGGTATCATCAGCAGGAACGGGAACAACAGGGTTTGCTAATAACCATCCAATATTTGTAGCTACATCCGCCTTTAGCGGAACTTCAGGAACTACAGGGACTAGTGGCACAACAGGGACTAGTGGCAGCAGTGGTTCAAGCGGAACTACGGGGACAAGCGGTACAACAGGTACTTCAGGCTCAAGTGGCTCTTCGGGTTCTAGTGGCTCTAGCGGTAGCAGTGGTTCTAGCGGTTCAAGCGGAACAAGTGGTCTTTCAGGTACTTCAGGAGCGCAAGGTACTAGTGGAACAACTCCCGTAGGTGTAATTACAGGAACAGGTACTACCAACTACCTACCTAAATTCACAGGTGCAAGTACAATAGGGAATAGTATTGTTCAAGATAATAGTACACATATTGATATTGGTGGATATGCTTTATTTACAAGAGCAGGTAAACAAACAATTATTAACCCAAATGTTGGAGCAGGTAATGTTGTTGCTGATTTTGGTGTTGGTAGTGGAATGGGGCTAACTTTTACAACTGATGTTGAAAGAATGCGTCTTACATCTTCAGGCAATTTAGGATTAGGAGTTACACCGAGTGCGTGGGGAGCAAGTTCATTTGCATTTCAAACACAAGGTGGAGCAGTATGGAGTTTTTCATCTGCTTATATGGATATTTGGCATAATTCATATTATAATGGAACGAGTAGTATTTATACAACA